AATCCGGCTCATCTGCGGTGAAGCAAGTAGCCGTGTTTCCGTTGGGCCAAGTTAGTCTTCTCTTTGACGGTTCATACAGCGGGCGCTCACTTGGAGGCGTGACGTTGATGATTCCGGATTCACCTTCTACAATAACGTCACGCACGTCCGCGGCAGTACGAGCAACAAGCGCAAAACGTCGTTGCCCTGTGGTTGTGTACTTCGCAGTCTCACGAACCCACTCCGCTGCGGTGCGAGTTTTACCAGCACCGCGACCTGCAAGATACATCCAGATATTCCAGTCATCACCTTCAGGAGGTTGCTGTTCAGGACGACCCCAAAATGACCAGTCCCACTGTAAGCGCTCGGGATCAAACCCGGCTAGGAGTGCAGCCTGTTCATCGGGTGGAAGGAGCGCAATACGCTCCGCCATTGACTTTGCCATGTGATTACTCTACAGGACGTAGGTTAATGCGATTTTCTTCCAGGATAGGAGTGTAGGCCTTTGATTGCCCAACAGGCGAGGTCTTATATCCGTAACGTGCAAGACGAAAACGAAGAGCGCCGTGCGTAACACCAAGACGCTTTGCAAGACGATACAGAGTTACACCCTCAACAGTGTGAGCGTAGTTAACCAACCAGGTATATTCCTCAGCCTCCTTGCGGTAAGCCTTTCCATATGAACGTACCTGTTGCGCATACGGTTGAAGCTCAAGTAGACGCTTTAGTGTTTCCTCGGTTGGCTCAATAAACTGCGGTGAAGATTTCTCAATGATCTTTGGCGGCTCGGGAATCGGGTAACCATTGGCGGCGACACGAATAGCCTCACTCATTGGAACGGCGTGTGAGATCTGACGCACGCGCTCGCGAGTTAGGTTGGCTGCGATGCCAATCGAGTTGAGTGTCCAGCCGCGCTCGCGAAGTGCCTTTATATACGCGTTGTGCTCAATTTCATTAGTCGTGGTCTTACCGAAAAAACCAGTGAAGGTATCAAGTACCTCCTGCGGAAGTGTGTGTCCTTGCTTGGTATGTTTTGTCATGTGTAGATTATATCATGTTATCTAGGAGTATAACACGGTACTACACTTGCGCTCGTAAATATGTGTACTGATCGGCAAAGAATAGTACGTTAAGGCTAATTGCCTTGGGCGTGAGAGAAGGGTACGGTAAGAACGAGAGCGCTCTGCAAGTGTCTCGAGCGTTTTTTCTGTGAAGGTGTGGAATTTGTGGAAAACTCGGAAGAAAACAGACAGGCACCTGCTGTTGTTTGTAGAAGTTGTAGTTGTAGACGCCAGTAAGCAGGCACCTGCCTTTAGTATAAAAAACAGGCACTTAGGCACTATAAGTTACTAGTGAGTAACATAAGTGAGTAGCAAGCTGCCTGTCCTGTCATCTTCTTAGTAGAAGTTAGTTATCTAGATGCTAAGTCAAGTAGCTAGTAGTTGTGTAGGTGCTAGGTCAGGTAGCAAAGATGTTAGATCAAGTAGACATGTTATCTACACAGAGGCTAGCCTACTGACGAGTAGCAAGATAAGCCTACAGGCTGGTCATGTTGCTTAGTGCCAAGGCTAGAGCCTATAGGCTAGGTGGCTAACAAGTATGTAGGAAAAATAGAAGAGGCCTAGCATATAGCTAAGCCTCTTACTATTTGTATAGATTTAGTTACTCTGGCAGGACAACCTTTACGTTAGGGTCGCCTGCGAATATACGCTCAAATGTTGTAGCATCCATGATGCCATTTGCCTCGAGCTTGTTATCTCCCTGGAATGCCTTAACGGATTCCATAGTGAGGTCACCATACCAACCATCACGGTCAGCAGTGGCGTCCCCGTATCCCAACTCGCCAAGGCGACGTTGTAGATGATGTACCGTAAGGGACTTGCGTGCATACATGTTCTTATACACACATTGCTTCAAGAACACCTGGTCATAATCACCATCACCAACTACGTGGGTAGCCTCAGCCGCAGGCTTAGGAGCCTTAGGCTTAGGTGCTGGTTCAGGTTCAGGTTCAGGCGCTGATTCCTCAACGGCTTCTTCCTCAACCACTACAACAGGTGCCTCAGCTACTGGAGCTGAGATCTCTTCTTCAACTGGGAGGCCAGCCGCATAAGGCTGATACTCGTTTTCGTTTTCGTTTTCGCTCATGTTATTACTTTATCCTAACTACTCGTTGATGACTTTGATGATACCTGGGTATTCATTTAGTCTCTTGAGTGTCGACATGCCCGCACCAGAACGATAGGCATTAGGGCCAATGCCCCAAGCACCAAAGTCCTCGCCGCCCTTACTCATAAGGTAGGCAACCTGTGCGTTCAGTACTGGGTCATACAGCTGGGTGTTGGACGTTAGCCCAAACTTTTCCCTACGGTCTGGTCCTAGGTCACCAATCATGTTGACCTGGAAGATACCGTAAGAGCTGTCACCAGTTCTTTTGTTTCCATTGTGCGCCAACGGGCGTGCGTTTGACTCCCGCATAGCAATACCCCAGGCGACCTTATGTTCCTTGCCTTTGAAGCCTACCGCAGACAGGAGCTCGGAGAGCTGGCCTGGTGCTAGGGCATCCTTGGCATTTCGATAAGACGCAAACACCTCGGCCTGTGTGCGTACCACAGACGAGATGACTGGAATGCTGTCTTCGTATTCAGTTGTTGTTTGTTCCTCAGCCTTTGCTGAGTCTAGTGTCTCAAACTGCGATGTGGCTGTTAACGCTACTGCGAACAACGTAACCGCGTAAGCTACTGACGTCAGTGCTAATTTCTTTGACGAAATATGCATTGCTAGTTAGCCTCCTTTGGTAGGGGACAGGGACAACCAAGCCCGCAGGCTTGGCGGAACGCGCTAGGGTCAATTAAACCCCAACGACGATTCATATTCGTGAAGCTGCTTACGAGATTCCTCGTCCTCAACCTCATGCATCGTCGACCACACGCTTCCCAACGCGTAGGCGTATTCCTTTCCTCGGGTAATAGCAACTTGGTTTTTGAAGTTGTTATATCCAAGGAAATCTATATTGTCGTTCATCCAGCTCTTGAAGTCTTCCTTTGCCGCAACGAGGCGGTAAGGGTAGTCAGCCACTGGAGTTTGCTTGATCTCAACGCTAATCATTGTAGCTAGTGATTCAAGTGATTGACGGTCGCGTGCGCGAACCATTAGGTAATCTGGATTCTCTCGGTGTTGTACCGCAGATACGAATCCTGTCTCAGTAAAAATCCACATATCATTTCGTCCTTTTCGTCATGGGTTTAATAATAACATCAAACCCCGGTTTGGGGAAATAAATAGACGACAAATGTCTATATGTTTCCATTTTTGTTGTGTGAACTAGATAACAGCCGTTAGGCTATGTCTAGCTCTACTCCTTCGGGTAGATTGTCCATAGCCTCAACCTCAACCTCGAAACCTTCCTCGAGGTATGTGCGCTTGGCTACGCGTAGCTTGTCACCCGCAACATGAAGCGTCATGTAAGGTGAGCCATCACTGTTAGTAATGGTCAGCTTGTAGAACTTCGCCATGTTTTCCATAGGTTCCATAATATCGCCTACCTTCCGAACTTCTTGCGGCATTCTGGACCAAGCTGTAGTTCACGGCTCACAGGATCTGTGAGTTCCGCGCCACATGAACCGCAGCAGCTGTAGTGTTGTCCAAAAATCTTTGCGTACTTGTATGGGTCCTGGCTGATTACGTTCATAATCACCATTGAATCCTGTGAGGGCACACGATGACGGGTAAAACCGCCTACTGAGCCAGTTAGTCGGCGCATGTATAGGTTACCCATGTATTCCTTAACCTCGATGAACAACAGGTCACCAGTTAATGGTGTATCCTCAAGCGAGATATCAAGCTCACCCGCAGGGATTGCGTACTTGCTTTTAGGTGCCTTAGAAAGTGCTTCCTGAAGTGAGGACTTGCTAGCTCCAGGAACCTTCTCAACACGCTTTGGTGTGCGAAGGAGAAGATCAATCGTAGCTGAGGCTTGCTTCTTTGTAAGCGTTGGAAGCATTGAGCGGAAGCTAGAAACTTGAATTGCATCGAGCTCACGCTCGGTAAGTAGTGAATCGATGAATGCTACCTGCTTCTCGCTGGCGGCGTCCTTCACAATCGGCAACGTCATTTGCGTCATTTGGCTACCCCTTTCCTGGGCTTGTATAGGATAATTATATCAGGTGCCCAGGAAAGAGGAGCGAGAGGCTATGCCCTTTGAGCTAGTAGAGCCATAGTTATGCCTGCCAGACCAAAGGAAACCACCTTAGAGAGGCTTCCAGGGGCCAAGAAGGCGGTGCCCACGGAGAGTACGGTAAATACCGTAGCCATTACCGCAGGCCACACCAGCTCCTTGAGCCGATACCACCAGGTAGGCATGTTTTCCTACTTGACTGGGCGCGTGCGGCCCTTGAGACGGCTCGAGGCGTCTCGGATGTCTGTTCCTGATGAGGCGATGAGCTTACGGGCCTTACCGTAGGTAATTCCCAATTCCTTTGCTACCTCTACTACTGGCTTGCCCTGAGCGTATAGCTGGGCAGCTTGTGCTGACGTGGCTTCTGACACGGTACTTCCTTTCGTCGATGTTTCACTTGTTTCGGCTGTTTTCAGCCAGGCGCGACTCTTCTTGTGAAGAGCCTTTGCCTCGTTGAGTAACTGCAGCTGCGAGCTACCCAAATCTAGTTGTCCTTTGGAAGCTGGAGGACCTCAAGGACCGCGCGACCAGTAACGGAATCCCGAACAAGGAATCCATCATCAGCGTGACAGCCCATACATAGGTACTCGTTCCGGCGATGTGATGGGTCACGGAATACCTTCTCCTGTTTTCCACACCTATCGCAATAAGGCTTTAGTGGATGTGAACGTGCATATTGGCGTGAGTGTTCCGCGCACAGCAACTGCTCACCACACTCGTACACAAGTGCGTTAGCTTCCTGGCATTGTTCACATGTTCCGTAAACGTATACCTGATCTCTCTGAATCGTACCTCGCGTCATTGCATCCTCCTGTTGGGTAGAACTTTATCCTGTCTACCTAATCTTGTAAACTACTGTCTAAAACTATTTGTCGCCTTGGGCCAAACTGGCTTGAAGGCAATCCAATGTTGATGGATACCTGGCAGTCGATGTAGTCGACATGACGGGCACTCATCTTGAAGTTACCGCGAGCCTTGCTGCCCAGCGGCACGAGCTGAAGCTCCTGTGGGTTGTAGATGTAGTGCCCACAGGAGATACAGATCTCAAACGTGTTGTCGTCTCTACGACGAGGAACCCTTTGGTCCTTTGCTATAAACTTCATTACTTACGCTTTGGAGCTACCACTCCAAGAAGGGGTTGGATCTTTACTTCATCCTTCTTGTACTTGTAGAACTTGACAGCTAGAGCCACAACCGCGATAGCGGCAGGAACCCACACATGTAGGTAGAGTTCAATTGTGTTGGTGATGTACAGAGACACCACCCAGTTTTCAATTACAAATTCCATGTTGTCGTCCTTATCTCTTGAGTTGGTTGAATTCGTCGTCCGCAACGTTGAAGCAGTGAAGTGCAAATACTAGAAGTGGAATACATCCACCAAGTACGAGAACTACAGCTGCCGCAAGTGCGATGAAACTTGGGAAGATAAAAAATGTATGAGCTGCGTATGGGAACCACGCGACTGCTGCTACGATTAGTGCTGCGCCATAGCGGCGGTAACGGTATCCACGAAACTGATTTATTTTCATTTGGGAAGTCCTTTCGTCTCTTGCCGGAGGTTCCGGCGTTGGGATAATTATATCAGGTAGGTGCGACTAGTCGCTTGTTACTCCGAACGCTGCCTGGTAGCTAACTGGAGCTTCCATGTCACGGGAGATCTGCGCGTAGGCGTTCGCACACTTATAGCAGTAGGTTTCAGTTGGAATCCCGAGCATGAATGCGTCAGTTCCTGAGTACACCAGCTCTGTGCTCTCACAGTTAATGTTCTTGCATGTTTTCATTTTGGTTCCTTTCGTCGTTGATGAGTAGATTACCAAGGGAGAAGATAGATGACAGTTGCCGCAACAAAGATTCCAACAAAGATGCGAATTCCGGCGATGATTGCGATGGCAGTCTTCTCGTTCTTTACGACTAGACGTAACGCGTCATCCCAGCCTTCCATATTGCTCCTCTTTGATTTGCGCTTGACAGAGCCTGACAGACGCTTGGTAGTGCCAAGCACCGCGCTATCTGGTAGTCCGTATGTCATTTTCCTACTCCTATCTTCCGGCCTTTCCGGTTGATAGGATAATTATATCAGGTAGGTGGGGAAGGTTAGCCCTTGGTTCCCCAGGTCACCAGCGTGATGACCTTGTCCGCGAGTAAGTGGCTACGGCCATAAGCTTCGGCCCACGATTCAGCCTCTGCCTCTGAACGGCAGTATTGGTAGACGGTTTCCCCATTGCTAAGGGTGTAGTAGTATTTGGTTTGGTTTCCTGGGACGTTCTTCACTTAGAGTCCAAAGATGAAGCATAGAGCTAATGCAATTCCTACGCCAACAAATGCTGGCCAAGGTCCATCAGTGGTTAGGTTGTCGTTCAACCAGTCTGTAATGTTTCCGAAGAAGTCTGATACTGCGTCTAGCGCGTTTCCTAAGTGGTAGCTTATCATTGTGGGTACCTTTCGTCGTTTACCACCAGGTATTTGGTGATAGGATAATTATATCAGGTAGGTTCCCCACGGCGCTTGAACTCAGGTCTGCGCCTTGAGATTTCGCAGTCATCTGGTTTTAGTCCTTGGGACTTCAGCCAGCTCTTGGCGGCAGCCTCATCAGTGAACTGTCCTGCCCAGACTCCGCTGGGCAGGAACACGTTCACCATTTCGTAGAGTGGATTAGTACTCATCGTCACCAATGTGCATTGGGAACTTGTTTGCGATTACCGCAACTGCAAGAGTGCCAACGAGCACTCCAATAAGCATAAGAGCTATCACGCGTGTCCTCCAAACATTTCATCCCAGCAGTTTGGGTGTGTACCAGTCATCAACTGTTCGCGTAGAGACTTATCTAAGTCTGGGTAAGCATCTTGGATTGCCGCGCCTAGTTGGCGAGCAAAGAATCCTACGGCAGGGACTTCAACGATTCCCTCTTTGCCGCACCAGCTACATGTTGGGGTTTCCACAATGTATGTTTCATCAATCAGTGCCATGTTCTGTCCTTTCGTCGTTACGTAGCATAATTATATCAGGCAGGTGGATACTTTGAAGCACCAAACTCTAGCCTACAGGCATTTGGATCCTTGCCAACGCTCTCCGCATGAGCTACCGCAGCGTCTGGGGTTGCAAATTGGCCTAACCAGTTGTCTTCCTCATCGTAGAGGTGAAAATAGTTCATGTGAACCTCTTTCCGTATTGAATGCGAGTAACTATCGGCCCGCTGGAATAAATATCCCATTGGCAAGCTACCTCAACGGCTTTCTGAATAACCTTCTCAGCTTTTTCCGGGTTGTTGGCTAGCTTTTCAATTCCCATTGCAACCATCGCACCAAGAGCTACATCTCCGCCAGAACCACCGAAGTAAACGTTACGCACGTCTCTGTCCCAGCTGTAGTCATTAAAAATTGGATAGATGATTCCGCGTGCAACGATAAGCAAGTTCGAGTCCTGCCAGGCTGCATCGCCATCATCCTTTGCATCGTAGCCAGCTTCCTGAAACGCCTTACGCAGTGAGGGAATGAACTGACGAGTCATGAACTTGTCCATTGCCGCAAGACTGTTTTGTTTTGGTGGTTGTGGTGGCGTCCAACCAAACTGTGAGATGTTGCCACCGCGCGAAGCACCAGACACTGCAATTAAGTATCCAGAGTTCTCCATAACTTTTGGTGTCGCCAAATCCATTGGACGTCCACCTTCGTCACTCGCACGCGAGTCACAGCCAATGACTGCCCAGCCATTGCCTTGGAAAGCTGCAAGTGTTGTCATGTCTTCTCCCTAGACGATAATTGTATCTCAAACCTACCGCATTCCGCGGTAGGCCTGAGGACAACTTACCAGGACTACGCTGGGTCTACTATGGAGATTGGAACTGTAATGTTGGCAGATTCAGTACCTGTTGGTGTGTACCGCGCGAATCTACCCATAGGGTTATCCAACTTAACCACAATCTTGGTTCTCTTCATACCTACAACTTGTGCAGTATGTCCAACGAGATAGCGGGTACCGCATGAGTTATTGAACCGAACCTTGTCGCCAATTCCGAAGTCTGTGGCTGTCTTGGTTGCGCGTACCTCATTGAGGCGTGTTTCGAGTGTGGTAGATAGTTTGCCAAGGTTGGCATCCAGCTCACCACTCATGATGGCAGCTTGAACTGCCTCTATTGTTAGTGTCATTTTGTCCCTCCTTAGGGGTTGTCGTTAAGCTAATTATATCAGGTAGGTCTCGACTTCGCCTTTAGCAAACGCGGCATACGTCACACCTGTGTGGTTGTTGCTGTCATCTACACGTAGCTCACCTACATGCGCAGGCTCAAGTTGTGAATCATGAGTCAGATAGATCTCATATACCAGCGAGTCATTGAGCCAACCGCAGGCGCTCTCAACCCAGGCAAGGCAATCATCTTCGTAT